TTCATTTGATAAAGTTGTAGGTCTTTCATCTATTTCAAGACCATCATCTAAACCCCATATATCACGAACTTTAATATCAACTGTAGATTGTGTTACAGTATCTGTAGTACTATTATAGTTTAGTAGTATAGGTTTTTCTATATCTTTACCTACAATAAGTAGTTGATTGTTAATAACAGCAGTTTCTATATTGTTATTAGACAATCCTGCTATGGTAATAGAACTACCACTATTTAATAAGTTATCACTAGGAGCATTTGTAAGTAAGTCTACAAACCATAGTTTGTTTTTAATACGAACAACACCTATAGCAATCGAAGCATCACTGCTAGGGGTATCCCATCTATGAAAAGATTGTTTACCTTCTTTAATATCATCTGCTGTAAAGCCAGTAGATGTCTTAGCATATAAACCTTCATAGTCTAATCCTAACCTTCTTGAACGAGAACCATCTCTATTAAGAACAAAGTTTTGCTCATCAATAGAGGAATTCTCTGGAAAGGTTAGAGGACTAGCCTCTGTAATTAAACCCTTAACAAAGGATCTAAAGACTTTTTCAGTTTTAGCTGCCAATTAATTATTCCTCAGTAGGTTGTTCTTTTTCTTTTAAGGACTGTTTTAGCTCATTAACAAACTTCTTATTCTCTGCTTTCTTTTCAAACTTATCTTTATTATTTAATAGATAGTTACGAACAGCTACTTGTGCTATAGCACTAGAAGTATAGAATCCTGTTAATTCATGTGGAAGTTCTCCACCTTGTGTAAATTGTATTTTATAATGTCCAGTACCTGGAGCATTAACAATCTTTATCTCCTTACCATTTGGGGTCATAAATGTATCCATTGTATATCCTTAAGTTATTTAATTTTAGTTTTCTTGTAGTTTTCTTTATTTTCTTCTCTAGATTGAATAGTTCTTGCCATAGAATCTTGTACTATGTTTTTCATACCTTCGTATAGTTTCTTACCTGCATCAATAGGTGACATTGGTTTACCTTCACCCATTGTAGCTTTAGTAGAATACTTATCACGAATATCTGCAATTTCTTCAGCAGTCATTTCACTAGGTTTTTTCATCTTAGGATCTTGAGCCATTAGCGACCTCCCATCATTTTACGAGCTTTTTTCTCTGCTTCTCTAGCCCATGACATACGATCACTAGATGTAGTTTCTGTTTTAGCAGAAAGTGTACCTGTAGCTGTTTCTTTATTAGATTCTGTAGGCATAGAAGAAGTATTTTCCATACTAGAACTAGAAGAAGAAGTTTCATACTTAGGATATTTATCAGTATAAGTTGTAGCTCTATTGCTCATGTCTTCATTAGGTTTAACTGAAGGAGATACTCTTACATTTTTACGAGTAGTTGTTTCTGTGTAATCAGGGCGACCCGTTGTATCAACAGGTGAATATACTTGACTAGGAAGTTTAGTATCAGCCTGTCTTTTAGTAAGATATTCATCTATCTTCTTTTTATTTGTATTTCTTTTAGAAGGACTAAATCTCTTTAATTGTTTACTTTTCTTGTCTTCTGCCATATTTATTTCCTCTTTGTTGACTTAATTTGAAATTGTTTAAACGGATTTGTAACTTTCACTCCAGGTTTCTTCACCATTCCATACTGTTGTGAATGTACAAAGGCTTGTGTGTTTGATGTTAGTTGGCTCATTAGTAGTTAGGTTTTCCTTTTATTCCTGCTCTTCTACCATAGTTTGGATATGTAATACCCTTTTTAAGTTTCCAAGCTTCTTGTGCCATTCTACGTCTTTGAGAAGTAGACACTTGTTCAGCTTTAGGATTAGCCATCTGCTTTAATGTTACAAAAGCAGTTGACTTAGCTTCAGCAAGTAAGTATGTAAACATTTGCACTGGTAAGTCAGGTGTAAAAGTGTCAGATAATGTAAAAGCTACTGAACGTTTACCATGACATTGAGTCTTTGCTTTAACCAAAGTAGAGTCTACAATATTATCATAAGAATCAAATACAAGATTATCATCATCAAATGAAGTAAAGTATTGGGGAGCTTTATCATTGTAAATAAGTAATGAAATACCTGTAGTGTCGGTTACAGTAGTAACATTAGACTCTGAACTATTTCTTTGATTTAAGATATAAAGAAAGTCTTCAGGTGTTTTATAAAGAATCTCTTTGTACTTGTCTTTTGTATCTGTTGATTTTCTACAATTATAACTTATAGTTTTTAAATCAATAATAGTTTCTGGAAGACTCATGTGAGTAGGTCTAGAAGCAGTTCCACTAGATTCTAATTGAAATAATTCATAAAGAAAAGGAAAGTCTTTACCATCTATAATATTATAGTAAGTTGATTTAATAATCTGTGCTACTTGAAGAGCTTCAACTGTATCATTAATACTATTAATCTCATCAGAATCCATGTCTGACATGATGTCTTGTACTATTTCAAGTAGTGTCATTTTAGCCATAATTTATTTCCTAATCTAAGAATAGAGCAACTAAACCTGCTTCAGTAGGAGTAATAGCTTCTCCTGAAGAAGTTCCATCTCCACCTACAAACATTGATAGGGTTTGACCTGCTGTTGCTGCTAGTGTACCTGTTGATGATAATGTTAGTTTATCAACATTATTAGTAGGTTTAACAACAGAACTTAATCTAGTTCCTACTGAACCATCAAGAGCATATTTAAAGTTATAAGCAGATCCTGAAGCAATAGCTGTTGTTGTAAAGTTAATCCAAAAGGTTACTAAATAGTGACCTGCTTGGTTAAGAGTAATAATACCACTACCTGGAGTTACTGTAAGAATGTCTTCATTACCTGAGGCAGTCCATTCTCCACTTGGATTAAGTAAAGAATAAGCAGAAGCACCTGCTAATGTATGAGCAGTTGTTCCACCTGCTATATAGATTTCAGCATGAGCTTTACCAGGAGGGTATTCCCATGCACCTGAACCTGATCCATTAGAAATATATACTTTACCACTTGTAGCTGATGCTACACCCTTAGGTTCATGTATATCTGGATCTGTGATAATGTTATGTTGTATTGTCATAAATATATATTCCTAAAAGATTAGGTGGGGTCCGAAGACCCCTATCCTAATTAAACGTAGTATTCAACAATAACTGTTGCTTTACCACCATCGTAGTCACCTACTGTGTCAGTAACTTGTAGTTCTGCTGCTACGGCACCAATAGAGGCACCTACTAAAGCACCATCACCTACTACAAGAGCACCTGCTGCAGGATTAGCGATAGCATCAAAAGCATCAGCATCTACTACACCTGATCCGTCAGCTTTATACAAGCCTACGTTAAGTGCAGTACCTGTAGTCCATGCTTCATCAGCAATAAACTTAGCAGATACGATTGTTGCATTAGCAGGAATAACGTGACCTAAGTTGTTAGCTCCTGCTACTGGTAAGTCGTCATAAGTGAAAGTCCACTCAGCACGTTTAACCTTACCTGTTGATTTAGCCTGACCACCATACTTGGCATCAGTTCCACGAGGACCATAGTGATTAGCTACTCCTCTTTTTGCATCATTTTCATAGCTCATTGTTTCGTCTCCCTATTAATATGTAGCTTCGTCAGTTAAAATAACACCAAGTGTATCTACACGTTGAGCACCGAAACCAAAGCGAGAAGTAACTTGATACTTGTCAGCTCTTTCTTCTTGATCTCTCCAACCTTCTGTTTGAGGAGCTCGTCTCCAAGCGTGCATAACTGGTTTGCATGAATCATCAGCAACACACATGAATACGTTAGCCTTGTCACCAACTTCAGCAGTATCATTAGCTAAGCCATAAGCAGCACCATTGATAGCTTCTGTAGCTGTTAGTGATGGTAAGAAGTTAGAAGTGTAGATGTCGAAACCAAAGATGTTTCTTACAAACTTATGGTCACGAGCAAAACCTTCTGTTACAATACCTTCGAACATTGGGTTGTTAGATACGCTAACTAAGTTTTGAATGCTGTTTAATGTAGCTTCAACAACAGGGTCAACGATAGCGATACGACCACCTGAAGGAACGTTAGCTTTATCAAATGCTAATTTCATAGCGATGATGTCATCTAATGTCATGTTACGAGTAGTAGCACCTGCACCACCTGCAACCCAACGATGTGGACGACCATTTACTAAGTTAGCATCTGCACCTGTTTGAGCAGAGTTAGTAGCTGCTAAAAACTTAGTTTCATGGTTTTCACCTAAAGCACGAGTAGATTCCATAGCACGCATAGCCATGAGTGTGTCTACTTGAGAACCATCTTCACGAAGGTCATCAGAAACTTTCCAAGCATCACCGATATAATCAGTAATAGCAAGTGTTAAGTTACCTGTGTCAATAGGAGAGAAGTTAAGAGGAGTATCCTCAGCAGCATCTTGAAGAGTTACAGTACCTACTGTCTTGATGTTAAGAGTTGTACCTGAACCGAAGTCAGTTACGTCTCTCCACATACCTTCTGGCAATAGATAGTCGTGTAAGTTCTCAAGAATAAACTGTGAATACTGTTGAGCTTCAATAAAAGCTGTAGTATTGCTAGTTAATTGTGACATAATATTTCCTTATTATAATTGAGATTTAACTTTCTCACCTGCATTATTCCAAGCAGCTAACATGTCTTTAGTAGAAGCACCTCTCGGTACTCTAGCAGACATTTGTGGTTTCGCTGTGTTGTTTAAAGCTTGTGTATTAACAGAGCTTGATGTTTTACCTACTGGTGTAGATTTAGTATCAAAGCCTGCAAGCTTCATTACAACATTAGGAGATGTTGCAGCTAAGTTATTAAGTTGTTGTACAGTTAGACCTGCTTCTTGAGCAATCTTATTATAAGCAACTTCAGCTTCAGCTCCATACTGCTCAGTAAACTTAGAAGCTACTGTGTCTGCATTTTGCTTTGCTTTAGATTGTTGTTCTTTTTGCTCAATAGTTTGATTAACTAACTGCATTAATCTATCTTGATCAAATTCAACACCTTGAGGGGTAGCCTCTGTTGGTTGAATGCCAGACTTCATTTCATCGAGTAGTTCTGCTGCAGTTTTACGTTTTGTAAGTTCTTCCTTCAACTGAGCCATCTCATCCTCTAGGGTTTTGATATGCTCTTGTGCATGAGGAACTGATCTTAACGCATCTTCTGCAGATTTGTACTTTTTACCTTCTCCTACAAAGTCTTGAGCTTCTGTCGGAATTTCAAACTTGGGAGTAGAAGTATCTGCTTGCTGAGTCTCTTGGGTAGTCGACTCGGAAACTTGTTCTTGTTGTTGTTCTTGTGTATTATTATCTTCAGCCATTATTTTTCTCCTTGGTCAGGAATAAGATTATATAGTTTAGAAAAAGCCTTTTGAAAGCCAAGTTGATATGCTTGATGTTCAGACCATGCAGGAAAAGAGAAATTATCTTCATCTACACATTTACGTCTTGACAACTCAATCTGTTCTGTTAGATAATCTTTTATCTCTTTAAATACTTGATCTTTAGTAAGCGACTTAGCTTTATCTGATTTTAGATCCATATATAATAGTATACCATAAATTGTTTAAAAAGTCAAGTTAAACTTGAGGCTCTTGAGGAGGAACTTGTCCTTGTGATGCTCCTGAGAGCGTTTGTTCCTGTTGAGCCATCATTTGCTCTTCCATTCCTGGTTGAGCTTGTTCAGCTTGCATACTTGCTTGAATCTCATTAATGAGTTTCTGTGTCTCTGCTTGTTCAAAGATTGCAGCATTGTCCTTGATAAACTCATAGTCTTCAAAGCCCATATATTCTTCAACCATCTTAGCAAGACGTTTAGCAGATATATGAGGACCAATAAGTTGTCCCATAGGACTATTAAATAATCCAATCATGTTTTGAACGAGCTGAGCTCTAGCAGCATAGTGACGGGCACCGATAGGACGGAGCTTACCACGAGCTGTTATATCTTCTTTAGTAATAGATAAGAAGTTGGCTACACCAAGATCATCATCCATTACACGAGATACTTCTACAATATCCATATTACGTTTAGACATTTCTAACATGGTATTAAGAATAGGTTCTAAGAATTCAACCTCAAACTTGTTAATTTTATGTTGAAAGATTCTACCTGCAGCATTTTGTAACTGTTGTACTTCAAATGCTGTTTTTTCACCAGGACTTCTAAAGCCCATAGCTTCTTTAGGAGCACCTGCCATCTCTTCCATAATATTTAAAAGAGCTGCTATTTCATTATTAACTTGAAAAGCAGCAGGATTAGGAGGCATCATACTTACATCGCCATCTTCAGGGATATGAATTGTAGCTTCAGGACCCCATTCAAATGGTTCTACATCACCTTTAATTGCAATCGGTGGATGTATAGTTAAATCTAGTGCATCAGCTTTTAAGTTCTCTAAATGATCTACTCGATATTGCATACCAACTAGATTGTCTAAAGGACCCATAGCATATAAATTGTCTGGA